ATAAAATCTACAAAGATTTAAACGAAAAGATATCAGATGTAACGCCATTTTTCTTACCAATCTTTGAATGGAAAGTAACCACTTGGGTATTCCAACCAATTCACAAAATGTCAGCAGGTGAGTTTGTTGATATGGAGAGTAGATTAGAAAAAAGTATAGATTCTTTACATGAGCTTCTTGGAATACTTTACAGACCTATCTCTAATCATCGTTTTGATGGGTTAGAATGGAAGTTTAAGTGGAACATGAAGTATATATTAGGTAAATCAGAAAACCTTTTTAAATACTATACTTTAGAAGAGTATGATACAGAGAAAAGAGATTGGTATGCAGAAGGATTTAAAGATTTACCTCTTCCAATAGCGTTGGGAGCATACAATTTTTTTTTGTTCGTAGGAATGGAACTCTCAAAAGATTTCCAAACCTCTTTCCGCAAATCAGTGCAGAAGATGACGAAGAAGGAGAAGAAAGAACTGTTAACATTGCTGAACACTATGGATGGTTCTACACCCTCCATCACTTGGCTCAAGAAGGAGGTATCCTTAGATTAACAGGCGATACAAAAGTAACTGATGTTAATATCATTACTTTGTTAAATTGGTTGTCTTTGGAAGATGAGGTGAATAAAGAAAGAGAAAGAGAAGAAAGAAAAAGATTACAACAAATGAGTTGGAGAAAATAAATGATAAATTACCAAGAAATAATAAATTTATTTGAATTAGCAGTAGGAGAGAACGCATTCTATAAAGGATTCGGTCATGGTTCTATTGATAATTTAGATGCAGTAGTTAATAGGGGATATCCTTTATTCTTTATGAGACCACTTTCATCACCTGGTCTTTCAGGCCAAGATGGTAGAGTAAGAACTTTAACTTTTGAGATGTATTCATTAGATGTTCCTAAAATATCAGATGAAGATAGGAGAGTTTCTCTTTCAAATACTGAACAAGGTATATATGATGTATATGGATATATACTTGACGGACCAGCTCAATATGATTTTAGTATGACATTCGGTAATATAGTTCCATTGATTGAAGCATTCGGTGATAAAGCGAGTGGTTGGGTTGCAACTATTAACTTAGAATCAACAGCAAGTGGAATATCTTACTGTAATATACCAACATAAAAATGGAACAGAAAATATCATTCATATCAGGATTTGCATTAACCTCCTTATGGACAATGCCACTTTACGAAATGGGAATGGCACTTGTACTCGGAATCATTGGTGGTTTCGGTGGGTTAGTTGGAAGATGGATTTTTAAGATTTTAGAAAGTAAATGGAAAAAATAAACAAGGTACTAAAAGACACCGCAAGAGTTTTACAAGAAGCTTTGGTAGATGGAATCTTACAAAAAGATTTACTAAAGACTGGTGAACTCGGCCGTTCTGTAAAAGTAACTTACGATGAACAAAATTCATCGTTTGATATTAGAATGGAAGATTATGGTTTTTACCAAGATAGTGGTGTTAGTGGTATTCGTATTAAACAACCAAGTAATCCAGAATCACTGTTTAATCCTGGTCAATTTCGGTCAAGAGTAATAGGAGGTCCTTTACCTTTTCCTGTTCGTAAATCAATTGCAGAAAAAGGATTTAGACCAAGACCATTTATAGTACCAGCAGTAGAAAGAACTATTGCTAATTTAGAAGAACCCTTATCTGAGGCTGGATTAGAAGATATAGATAATATAATACTTGATATATTTAAAACCAACGGAGCAAAAGTATAATGGCAGTTTTTATAAATTATGAACCAACACAATACAATGTAGCTAATGCACCAATTCTCTACAATGTAACGAGTTCTCAGTATGCGTTTCCTCAATATCAATATGTTTGTGATATTAGAGATACAGCAGGTCTATTATTGACAAGAATTAAACAATACCCAAACCCAACCTCAACTGCAACTTTTGATATATCAAGAGTAATTGATGATTACCTTGAATGGTCTCCTGATAACTTTATCATAAGTGGTGCATATGGTTTAGATAATACAGATGAGTATAAAGAATTTAAAATATATTTTGGTGATGAATACGGAACATCACTCACATCTAACGTAACACTTTATGATGGAAATGGAGTACCTGGTGACCCCGCAGTTAGTGGTTCTTCATTTCCAATATATGCTTGGCAAGGTACAATTGAGATAAACAATGGAACAAATTGGAATTGGGGTGATACAATAGGAACAGACGTAAATGCAGAGTTTCTAACATCGTTTCCTTTAACAACTAATACATCCAATAAGGATTCATTTAAAAAGGTTGCACAGAGTGATTATGGGATTTTAGGTATTTATGACCCAAAGAGTGAAATCACATCGGGAATGACTTACACTCTTTACAATTCTTCTAATGGAGTTGTAGATACAGTATCGTTGGATTTAACTCAAAGTGGTTCGGTAATGAATTATATTCCAACGGGTCCTCAAAACCTTTTGAGTATGGGAGTATCACAAGGTGATTTAGATTCTACATCTTGGTATAAGATTACATTTGATACAGGCTCTAATTCAGACACTATTGCTTATTTGATAGAGGATAGTTGTAATTACGAAAGAACAAACTTTATGTTTGTTAATAAATTCGGAACATGGGATAGTTATGGAATTACTTTACCACAAAGAAAGAATACCAATATCTCAAGAAAAGAAATAGACAGACCTTTTATACCTTGGTCTAACCAAACCCCAACTTATAATATAAAAAGTAGAGGGAAGGATTATTATGGTATATCAACAGAAGATAGATATGTAATCTCTACTCAATTCTTAACTGATGGTGAAGCTAATTATCTAACAGAATTATTAGAATCACCAAATGTGTATATTCAGAAAGATGAATTGAAATTGAGTGAGAACATTACAAAGACAGATGGCCCATATTTCTTACCAATAGTGATTACAAACTCATCATATGTTTGGAAAACAAATCCAAAAGGACAAAAGTTATTCCAATTTGATATTGAGTTCCAATTCTCTAATCAAAGATATAGTATATAATGGCAACAATAGTAAGAGCAATATTTGAGGGTGTAACCTACGATTTAGATGTAAGAGAAGATATTCCATTGAGAATAGATATGTCTGCTGTAGAGAATACAGAGATAGGTGAGTTCTATGGTATTGGTTCTCAAACATTTGTCTTACCTGGCACTAAAAGAAACAATAGATTCTTTAATCACGCTTATCAAATCGGTGTAAGTGATATACCTGGCTTTTACAACACAGTTGATGCTTATATTATCCAAGATGGAGAAACACTCTTACAAGGTCAATTACAACTTTTAGAAATTATAACGAGTGAAAAAGGAAAATACACCGATTATAAAATCCAAGTATCAGACTCGGTAGTTCAATTTAAGGATTTAATTGCAGGAACTCTTTTAGCAGATTTAGATTGGTCTGCTTATGACCATACTTTGACTAAAGAAAATATTGTATCTTCTTGGACAGATGGAGTTGTTAGTGGTTCTATACTTTATCCAATGGCTGATTATGGTAAAGATGAATATACAAGAGATGTATTTGGTATTCCTAATATAATTTTGCAACCCTCTGGTTCAAATAGAAATGGATATATTAATGGTACGTTTACACCAATGAACGTTAAGCAATTTCTACCATCTATTAAAATTAAGGATGTATTAGATGTAATATTTGAACAAAATGGATTTAGATATACAGGTGATTTTGTAAATACTGATGATTTTAATAATCTTTATGTTCTTCCTAAAAGTAGACAAGGGTTAGGACCTGGTGGTGGAATTGAAAATACAACTAATATTGTAATGGGTTCAGACCAAGTGGTTGCTGGTGTAACACCAACAGGTGGTCCTTCAGAAGCGGTAGTTCAATTTAATCAAGAAAATTCAGACCCTGGTAATAATTATAGTACAACTTTATTTGAGTATGTAACTCCTGAAGCTGGTAAATATAAATTTGATGCGGCTATAACTCCAATAAATCCAGCAACGTTAAACGCGGATGTACGAGTTAGTTTAGGAATTTATTATAATAGTGGTGGAACAGATATTTTACAGGCTAGTCAATCTATTGATTGTAGTTTGCTAAATCCTGGCGTATATATTCCTTTACAAGTATCTGATGAAACTGATACTTTAGCTGGTGATATATTTAGAGTTAAAGTTAGATTAGACCACATTGGTGGTAGTGGAGCATCAAATAACCTAACAATACAAAGTTTCTTTGTAAATTATTTTAATACTTCAATAGCTCCTACAAGTTATGAAGGAGTAAATGTTGATTTCTCTGAACAATGGGATAGTTCAACTAAAGCTTTAGATTTTATAAAGGGGTTAATAGAAGAGTTTAATTTAATATTATATCCTGACCCAATACAGAAAAATCTTATTCATATAGAAAAGTTTAACGATTGGGTAAGTAATGGTGAGAAAAAAGATTGGACAGATATTTGGAATACTGCCGAAAATATCTCAATGGTTCATACTGTTGCGGAACAACCAAAAGAAATCTTAATTGCTAATGCTGATGATAATGATAGATTTTCTAAATTATCTTTAGAAACGTTTCCAAATTATCAGTATGGAACACAAAGGGTAATTGCAGATAATACAGTATCACAAGGAGAAAGAAAAATTGGTTCTTTCTTTGCTCCAGTTGTATTGGGTTCAATTATAAAACCATCTGACCCAAATGAACCAGGTACATCTGAAACAGTATTTAATTTAGATGAGGGTAATACATTTATATTACCACATTTATATAAATTTGAAAATAGTAAACAAGAAGCATTTAAATTTAAACCAAGAATTGGATATAAAAATACAATTCCAATAAATGAAAGTCAAAACTTTTATGTTGGTAATGTTGGTGATTTAATAACTGTTAGTGGTTCTTATGCAACCATCTCAAACTTTAGTGATTTACCAGCAACTGCATCTCTAACAAATGATTTACATTTTAACAATGAATACGCTAAATTAATTCCAAGTTCGTATAATCCTACACTTGGAACTGATAATTTTGCAAACTATTGGGAATTATATATCAATTCTCTTTATTGGGAAGGTGCACAAAAAGTAACTCTTGATGTTAAGTTTAATTCAGATGATTACAAGAATATAAAACTTAATGACCAAATCTTTATTAAGAACCAAAGATATAGAATTAACAAGATAAAAGGATTTAACGTAACACAAGATGATGTCGCGACAGTAGAGTTATTAAGATTATATCCATCTTATTATGCATTAGATTGTGATTTTGATTATACAATAGAAACTACAACTACCCCAACTCCTACTCCAACAGAGACAGGAATACCAACTCCTACGCCTACAATTACACCTGTTGTTCCTACACCTACTCCTACGCCTACAAATACACCCACACCAACAACATCACCTACTGCAACTCCTACTCCTACAACGAGTCCAACACCAACTATTAGTCCTACACCAACAACGAGTCCAACTCCTTCACCAAGTCCGACTGTTAGTCCAACTCCTACTATTAGTCCAACTCCAACTCCAACTATTAGTCCTACTCCTACACCAACAGGAACCCCAACTCCTACACCAACTTCAACGGTTGCTCCTACACCTACCCCCACACCTACATTGGCATATGGTTATTTAGGAACTTCTTGTGAGTATCCATATGCTGATAGTAGATTTATAGTTGCAACTGCATCTGTTGATTTAGGAAAAACTGTGAGAGCTAATTTTGGAGATGATAGAGGATATGCGTGTTATACTTTATGTGAAACTGCTTCTATTGACCCAATCTGTCAGTTTAACATTACAGAAGTTTTTGATAATTGTACAGATTGTTTAAATTTTACAGAATCATATGAAGTTGAGTATCTTGTCGTAGCCGGAGGTGGTGCAGGAAGAGGTAATCTTGGAGGAGGAGGAGGAGCCGGAGGATTATTACAAGGAAGTTTTATAGTATCAGAATCATTAGAATATTCTATTGTTGTTGGTGCTGGTGGT